AGGATAATATATGGAAGCTAATAAACTAAGACTAAACCAACAGAAACGACAGCTACTCAAAAGAGAGTGGGCTTCGACTGTTTGGAATAAGACACCAATGGAAGTGGAGGACAATCTAAAACTTGCCATTGAAAATTACAGAACAGTAAAGCAACAAACTTGGGATAATGTAATCACCCCTATAATGGACGATAAGTTTCCACTAGAGGATATGCAGATACTAGCCAAGTACGATAGAGGTAGAAGTCACTATCGAACATTCACAGAAATAGATCAATGCTTTTATTTTAAGCCGACACATACTGATAGTAGTGAAAGCCAATACAAGTGGACTATTAGTGATGATGAAATGCTAGCATTGTATCACTTCGAGTTGCAAGAGAAAGGACACCAAGCAACACTAGAAGTTGAGTATAGTGAGACAAGTAGAGATCGCAACCCTCACTACCACGAAAAGACAAAAGCTATGGAAGAAGATTTGTGCAAAGTATCAGCAAGTCTTGATCGTGGCTTATGGAATAAGCATGGCTATAATAGAGGTAGTAGAGACTATAAAGATGACATATCTCACTTCAGTCGTTTAGTACCCAATACAGGTGGCTGTCATTCTCGTACCATGATGTGTGGCGAAACACATTGGGAGCAACTCAAGATGTATGC